GCCCTATGTACGCACCGACGTGCGTCATAAAGGGTGTTTGTTATTTATAGTAACAAAGTCAGCGTGCTGACTTAGGCGGATGGTTCAAAACTAAAACGACATGCCCGCCAACCAGGTTTTAAGTGCATAACAGCACAGGACCCCCCTCGAAAGGGCCTGGTATGCGCATGACGCTATTTTTATTTGTTTTTATATTTTTGGGTGGCTTGCTCTCTATCACCACCTAACGAAAATCGCTAAACCAATTCAAACAAGCAATGCGAAAATCGCGAAACAATTCAAAGCAATGCACAAAGCAAGCGTTATAAGACATCTTACAATGTTAAACATTACCAATTATACCAGCAGAAACACACCTCGCTGGCAGGGGCGAGCCTACTTATCCACTCTGCAAAACTACGGTTAGCTGCTCATGGTGGAGCCGCAGAATGCGTGCCCAATTATGGTAATCGGGACTTGATTTTAATGATAGCAGATTCAGTCAAGTCATTTAGAGAAAACTTGAGTGAACCATTATTACTGACTGAAGGAGGTAGCAAATCGGACCTAATGGCTTCCTTAAATTCGTCATCAGAATCAATCGACAACTTACGTGACGATGATGGGAGTGATGGCCCTGATGTTAGAAGCTGGAACTGGCGTTCTAAGAATTTAAGGCGGTCTTCAATTGCAGAAGGACCAGAAAGAATTGGAGGCGTGCCGTCCATTGTAAACGTGTCAGGCACCTTAAGGAGCATGGTATAACATGGGGTTGCTGTTGCCGGTGGCGAAAGGGTAGCATGCCAGGTAAATGAGTTAACAGCTATGCCATCACCCCAAGCAGCAGCATCAAACAACACTACAGCAGTGTAGCTGCTGGCAGAAGCAGCACTCTGGCCAACCATATTTTGCAAAATGGTTGCGGAGCCCACAGCTGTATAGTTGCCTGTGGTAATCCAAGCTATATTGCCGCCCACAGAATAGTAATCAGCAGCAATAATAGCAAGGTACCGGCCCGGCACAAACTCATAAGTAGCCTCATCCAACACGGCCCCCAGAACTAGTGTGCTCTCCGTGAACGCAGGTTCAACGATAAAGCGCTTAGTCTGATTGACGTTGGAGAGAAAGTAGGATGAGTTGTTGTGCCAAATGTTATAATCAACAACGGGAGCGGACTTCGATGAATAAACAATACTAAAGTCTACAGCGGGGTCAGGAACACGTGGCAACATCATTTCAATGTCGTAAGTGACGCGAAGCTCGCCAACTTGGCAAGTGGCTTGAGAACCCCCAACCGCAAATTGAAAATTGCCCAAATCGTAAAAGGACAAGTCAGCTCCGGAAGGCAGAGAAGGTGGTTTGATAAGGTAGGATTTAACTGGCATAGAATTAGGTTCACACTCAACACCATGATAATAAGTGTAAGCTGGAGCAATGGACTTAGTAGAGAACATGTAATCCTCCATCTGTTGCTTATTGGAGAATGGGGGATCATGAACATCATATTGAGTAGCCATCATTGTCCAACCTAAAGCGGTGTTGGTGGAAGCCACACTGATACCCGATAAGGTCTTGTACTCGAATACCAGCCCGTGGAACTTGTAGCGTTCAAACAACGGAGCAACCTGAGCTAACCAGGGAAACATAACAGAATTAGAAGGATTAAGAGGTTGGTTATAAGAGAGCGCAAATGCAGTGGTACCGGATTCGATTGTACCAAGAAACTCAGTCTTGGAAAACCGCCAGTTAGTATGATTCTTGAAAGCAGGAGTAGCACCAACATCACGTTGAAGTGTGTTGTACTTGATCTTGTAATCTCCAAGACCAGTGATGCTACCAATCCAGTTGCCTGCTGCTTCGCCCAATCCCTTTTGGCCAACAATGCCTCCGAGAAATCTGCCAATTTTCCCGGGGACGCCGGGAAAAAACCCAGCGCCATTTTTCTTGCGATTGGTCGCTATGGACTTGCCAATACGCTTACCAAACTCCTGTTTAACCAATTTAACAGCATCCTTCTTGAGTTTGGCCTTCGCCTCCTTCAGTTTCTTTGGAGGACCAGGATTTAATTCAATTCCAACTAACCTGGATTTAGGAGGAAATCTATCTAATTTACCTTCATATGACAATTGTAATTTTGCCATAATTCCACGATTAAACCTGCGAGCCCTATAACGAAGATGTCTCATAAACCGAGAATCTTGTGAAGAAAGGCTGGCGCGGCGGATGATCTTACCCTTTTGTACTTGGGTCCCGGGCAAGTAGGACTGAGTGGCACATGATGTACCAACAATGTTGTGAAAGGTTCTCGGGTTTGCACCGGTGGGTCTTTTCTTACCCTTTTCTAAATTATTGAGTTGAGACTACTGTCTAAGCCGGTTTTTAAGGATTATGCTAAGCGGTCTTTCTGTTTAGCTGCAAAACCAAGAACCAGGGTAAACTTCCACAACAGTGGCATACGATTGTGAATTTTGGCCCACAAACCACACAGTTTTAATTATAAGGCTAACTGAGAACCTGATTTAATATATTGGGTTGAAAAAGCAATTTGGCGCGGAAGTATCACGCTCAAAAAGCAAATCAGTGTAAGGAAGATCCTCCCATCTATCTCCAAAAGAAAAGTGAGAAATAGCCTCTTCAAGTTCATCAACCATTTCATGATTAAGCCCATAGATATGTTCTATGAACTGGAATGTGGAAGAGTCGACACGAAGAGGTTGGAACGATAGTTTCCACGGCTCATCCAACTTTGAAAAATAGGGTTTCTTACCTTCGGTCAGCGATAGTACACGTCGGACAAGAGCCCGAATTATAGGAAGCTCTCCGCATACAGTCTCGAGACTAATGGCAGTTCCCCTAGCCATGGCAAGTGGGTCCTGATCAGGATGTTCACAAAAAACACCGAATTTATTCATAAGGCGCCCAATTTTCGGGGCAAAAACATGACCTAAAGCATCTGGATAGCACCAACATGAACAGAAATCTGCAACCTGCTTGTCATCCAAGACGACATTATCACATTTGAAGCCCAATTGCTCAACATACTTGAGATCAAGATGGAACAATGGGTTATAGGCAAGATAAATGTCGTCTCCCTGGACTAAGATTTTGATATTCTGCATTAAAACATCTATATGAATACCAGGGTTGGATTTGAAAAAGGCAAACAGGTGCATAAAACCATTCATCAGAGAATTAAAAAGACTAGTGTAAGGATCACCTGACTTACGCATACCGATACGCCTATACCGGACACCATTGGTAGTAACACCACGAGTGTTGATATTTTCACGCATAAGTTGCATAGCGGCGATAGGACAGCCGAACACCTGCGCAAAGGCAAGCTCCAAATCACAAAGCCCATCATCATAACTCGCATCATAGGCACCAACATCATTAAGACGATGAAGCCAAGATGGGTCAGCATAGAGCCACATAGCGGTCTCCCGGGAATTGGCACCGGCAGTCCACCATATGCAGTGATTAGAGTTGAAGATCTTCTTGCAGCGATCAGCAAGAGCCATTATAAACGGCCCAACAAGTGCTATAAACTCTGGGGTAGCGCCTTGAATAAGACGCGGTGACTTATCTAATAAGCCACCAAGGCCATTGTAGAGCAGGTTCTCTACTTTAACAAACGCCTTACGTTTAGTCCACTTCTGAACATTAATTTGGGAAAGTGGGTTCTGAGCTATCACCCCCGCCTCGAAAAGCTTATCGTACGCTCTTTTAATAGCAATTTTATTGGTTTTCGTGGCGTGTGTTCGTGATATGTACTCCTCAATAGAAACTGGCTCGATTTTGCGAATACGATGCCTGAAGAGCTTAGGAAGATACGACAACACAAATTTATGGAATTCGGCGAAAGTTGTAGGCTCAACCGGTGGAGTCGGTTTTAAAATACGAGCCTTCACAGCCTCAACCTCATTCACCAAATTCGAGTTGAAGGAGACAGGTGCATGGTTGGTGTGTGTAAAAAGAGAGTGTGTGTGAGTTTGTATTCTGTCACATGCGCGAAGCTTGGAATCATGGACAGTGTATTTGCCACCCGGTCGAATGAGAGTTCTTGAAAATTTTGCATTAATGCTGCTCAAACTTTGGAAACGTGACCAGGCGGCGAGATGGCGGCTTAAAGCCGCCATGCTCGCGGGTCGGCTTGACCTAGCCGACCGGCAGGGGGCACTTGAATCATAAGCAACCTAATTGCTATGTATAGATGCACCCAAACTATGGGATTGGACAAGACTGCAACAACATGCTCGAGAACGAAATACATGAAAGCCTCAAAAATGGTACTCAAACCAGCCCAAGGAAACAAGTTTCGCTGACGGACAATAACTGCTCCAGCCAAGGAATTCCATAAAAGGAATATAACAAACCACAACTTATAGAGACTCCGAATAGCGACAAGGAATGAACCACCCTCATGAACCACAAGGGAGTCAATACCACTGTCCTCCTCAAGAGTGATAACTCTACGTTGAAAACACACCATAGGAGTATATTGCATATAGTAGTCATAACGAACTGCATCGATGTTAAGGGGAAGCAGAAGTTGACGCAACTTAACAACCGACTCCCTAAACCGTTGTGGGGTTGGGTCGGTGTGTTGCCACCATGCATTAAGAGAGGCCACGACGATCGTTGGAAGACGAATGGGTCGAAGTGGCACAAACCACAAGGCGAAACGAATGGAAAAAATGACAGACAGCAAAACGAATAGCCATCGCCATAAGAACCACAAATCACCAAAGTCATACACAGGATAGTCCTGCTCAACTAAATCTGCGTTGATGATTCTACCGTGTGGTTGGTCTAAATTGTTGAAGTTAGGCACAAGCGCGAGATCACCGGGACGAATCTCATCAGGTCCATGCGGCAAAGGAGGGACCACCCGGACATCATCGAACTGCTTCAACAAATAGAACTGAGGAAAGTGGACATTCACTACATCACCAGTCGCGCTGTAAATGACGGGACCGGCACGCTTCATAGTTAGCGTCTTTAGTGTTCCACTAGGGAAAACGGTAAAACTATTACCGTCCTGCATAGGACATTTTCCCTGATTATGAGTTGGAGGATCTGTAGGTTGTTGGTGGCGGCGAAAACAATCGATACACAAGTGGTGATACCCGTTTAAGTAGCAACAAGTAACAACAGGTATTTTACCAGTTGGTAGAGGTACACCGTTAGCATCAAGACTTCCGCGATAATGATTATAGCATAGATTGCACCCGTTGTCAGGGTCGAAAGGATGAACCATAGGATCAAGGACAACAGGAACAGCGTTGTGTGCATGTAATGGTGCAGGAGCACCTCCGCCACGGCCACGACCTCCGCGGCCACCACGACCACGTCCAGCATACATATTATAATGGACATGTTTACTCCTCCCCCCCCACAGAGTGGGCAATCAGCAGGTATAACCACTACTGAAGTCCCCTCCCACTCTGTTGCAGCCACCACTGCTGTGAAGTTATGGAAAGGCCGACAAAAACGATTCCGGAGTGTGCTCACGGAAGGCCTAATGCCAGTCCATACAGTGGAAGGGGTGTAACAAGCTGATAAGGCTACCCCCCTAATTATCTGGTCCTCGACAAACCTCGGCTGTCGAGCTGCTCGTGTGCGTTCCGAGCAGACGCCAAAATCCCCTGTGTGAGAGGCCGCTTCGCACAGGTTGGGGTGTTCAATGATTTACCGCTACCTCATAAGATGTTAGAGCAGTATTAAATCACCCCGGTCCCCCTGACCTATTCACAACACCAAGGCTCCCCCGAAGGATCATAGCACGTTGAGAAAGAAGGTCAGGATCCAGTGGCGCACGTTAACACGTGGCCACGCCTTGTCGGTTGACATTACGGTAGGCACCTGTACCGGAAAATAGC